GGCTACATAGTATTTTGGTGGTTGGCGTAATTCATAGTAAAATTATAGATGCAAATGGTCCTCACTGTTTGCTCTGTAAGGTTTGTAGTCTACCTTGCATACTGCTCGACTTTACGACTCCTCCCTGTCGTGAACTCAGACTTAGGGCGCTGTTATGCAGCGCCCTCTTTTTATCTTTAATTAGGTTTTACATAGTGACAGCCTCGCGCACGCGCACGCGAGAGGCATAATGCAATTAGTTTCGTATAATAGTGATTATGACCATTTTCATGTCAATATGTGGTATATAAACAAGGGGAAATATCTATATGTTGATCGGCTACTATATGTTGTGTTTTTAGGGGCAAAAATGGCGGAAAAATGGCAAAATTACCCCCCCCGGCACCCCGGCATGGGGGCAGTACTTGTGCTAGTTTTCACACACATCCCCCATGAAAATTTGGCTCTAAGCCCCCCATAGTTTAATTTATTTTTAACAAGGAGTTTTATAAAAAATGGCTGGTAGACCCATGAAAAGAAAAGTCTTAGCTGAGTTAGAAAAGCGGGGCGGCAAGCAATACTTTCAGGAATACATTTTGTCTGGTGGCACAATATCCAAGTTAGCCAAAGAGTTTGATATTAGCCGGGGTTATATGCACACGTTATTGACCAAGCATGAGGTTTATTCTGATGCGTTAGATGAGGTACGTGAGCAAGCGGCTGATGCTCATGCTGAGGCTGGTTTTGATATTATGAAGCGTTTAAGGTCTGACCGTAAGTTAGAACGTGAGCAAGCTGACCCGGGCAGTAGAACGGCTGAAATTTCCCCTATAGATGTGGCCATAGCAAAAGAGGAAGTGGCGGTTCATAAGTTTATAGCGCAATCTTGGAATAAAAATCGTTACGGATCTACGGCCAATCAAACTCAGGTTACGCTTTCTGTTGGTGATATGCACTTAGATGCGTTGCGTAAAATTAAAGTTGTTAGTGAGAGCCAAGAGGTTATTGAGAATGACTAAAAATTTCATGGAACAATTTGTTGAGGCTTACGCTAATGACCCGGTAAAGTTTGTTAAGGAAATGCTTGGGGCTGAACCGTTTGATTATCAAATTGAGTTTTTAGAGGCAGTTGCTAACAACACTAGGAAAATGAGTGTCAAAGCTGGGCACGGCGTAGGAAAATCAACTACTGCAAGTTGGGCCATGTTATGGTTTTTGTTATTGAAGTACCCGTGCAAAATTGTTGTTACGGCCCCTACTTCAAGCCAGCTTTTTGATGCTATGTATGCTGAATTAAAGCGGTGGATAAATGAGCTTCCCAAAGAGCTACAACAGCTTTTAAATGTTAAGGGTGACCGTGTTGAGTTAGTAGCGGCCCCGGCTGAGGCTTTTATAAGTTGTAGGACTGCCCGGCCAGAAACGCCAGAAGCGTTAGCAGGCGTGCATAGTGAGAATGTGCTTTTAGTCGTGGACGAAAGTTCAGGAATCGCAGAAAAAATTTTTGAAAGCGCCGCTGGTAGTATGAGTGGGCACAATGCAACTACTTTGATGTTAAGCAACCCTACCCGGTCTAGTGGTACGTTTTTTGATAGTCATAACCGTTTATCTCATGCTTGGTGGACCCGGACCTGGTCGTGCATTGAAAGCCCATTAGTTTCTGATGAATTTGTGGATGAAATGAAAGAAAGATTTGGAGAATTATCTAACGCCTATAGGGTAAGGGTCATGGGTGAATTCCCTATGAGTGACGATGACACAATCATTCCTATTCATTTGGTAGAAGCGGCTCAGCATAGGGATATTGAGGATAATGACGGGGTTCAGGAAGTTTGGTCGCTTGATGTGGCCCGGTATGGTACAGATGCAACTGCTTTGTGTAAGCGGCGTGGTTCAGTTGTGACTGAGATTAAGAGCTGGCGCGGTTTAGATTTAATGCAGACTACGGGCCGGGTTATGGCTGAATATAATGGTTTACCCCCTTCTCAGCGCCCCCGTGAAATTTTGGTCGATTCAATTGGGCTAGGAAGCGGGGTCGTGGATCGTGGTTTAGAATTGGGTTTGCCCGTCAGGGGCATAAATGTATCTGAAAGCCCAAGCATGGGTGATACCTATTTAAATTTACGTTCTGAATTATGGTTTAAGACAAAAGCTTGGTTAGAGGGCCGTGGTTGTAAAATACCTAAAGATGAACGGCTTTTATCTGAGCTTACAAGCATACGTTATAGCTTTACTAGTTCAGGCAAGATGAAAGCTGAGGGTAAAGATGAGCTTAGGAAAAGGGGGCTTGGAAGCCCCGATTTAGCTGATGCGCTTTGCCTTTCCATGGCCTCTGATGCGGCAACGGCTCAGAGTGGTAGCTTTAAAATGTGGCGTGGTGAGTTGCGCCGCAACCTAGCTGGGATTGCATAGAAGTTAGGTGATTTTTGCCTGGTCGTGTTATTTTGGTGGCAACTGAAATAAGTGCGAGGTGAGCTATGCCAATGGTAGGCGGTAAAAAATACTCTTACGGTAAAAAGGGTATGGCAGCGGCTAAAAAAGCTGCGAAAAAATCTGGCAAAAAATTAGTTAAAAAGAAGAAAAAGTAATGGCCAAGAGACCCGGACTTTGGAAAAATATTGAAAGGAAAAAAGCTAGAATTAAAGCTGGAAGTGGTGAGCGAATGCGTAAACCCAATTCTAAGGGTGCACCAACTGCAAAGGCGTTTAGGGATAGTGCTAAGACTGCCAAAAAACGGCCAGCAAAGAAAAAGAAGTAATGCCAGCTAAGCGCAAAAAAGTCCCGGCCAGTGTCAAGTATGCAAACGGGACAACGTACAAAGATAGTCAGGGGCGCACTCATAAGCGCACTTCAGCAAAAGGAACAAAACGGGGTGATAATTACTGTGCTAGATCAAGCGGCCAGAAACAAACAGCTAAGGTTAAAGTACGGCGTAAAGCTTGGGGTTGTCGTGGTAAAAAATCGGTTAGAGGATAAATGGCGTTAACGAATTATACAGAGCTACAATCTAGCGTTGCTGACTTTTTAAATCGTGATGATTTAACAAGTATTATTCCTGATTTTATTTCTTTAGCTGAAACTAAAGTTAACCGTGAGGTCCGTCATTGGCGTATGGAAAGGCGCTCAACAGCAAACTTAGATACTCAATTTACTTCTTTACCTGATGATTTTATTGAACCTATTAGATTAACTCTTAATACGGCCAACACTAAACCGCTTGAGGTTGTTGGAAATTTTGAAATTTCAACTTTAAGATCAGAAATAGCTAACGCGGCTGGCGAACCTAAGTTTTATACTATCATTGACGGGGCTATTGAGGTTTTGCCCCGCCCTGACAAAGCTTACACTTTAGAGCTTCTTTATTACTCACGAATACCTCAACTTAACGCACAAACCACAACTAACTGGTTGCTACAATATCACCCGGATATTTTGCTTTATGGGAGCTTAATGCAC